CCAAAACATTGCCGAAACCCGTACCGCCATTACCGGATTTGCCAATCGGCTCCGGTCAAATCTGATTCAGTTTGCTGCTATGTGCCGGGACTCAAGCCTGGACGAAGCAGCTGCCGATTACATCAGGAAGCGGCAGGAGATGGTAGAATGAACATGATTCGTCGCCCCCGGAAGATCGGGGCAGAACTTCGGAAGGATGTAGTCTCCCGCCGTGGCATGTATCTTGAGGATGCCCGATACCAGGAATTTGCTGCCGAATGCTACGCCATCGGCAAGTCAGTGTCCGAGGTGGTGGAAGGTCTCATGCAGCTTTGGCTTGATGCCCGGAAGGCTGAAAAGTCGTGAGGCGCTACATGATCGTCGCCCTGAGTGCTGCCGGGATATTCCTCGGTAACATTGCCGACCCCGACATGCTCTGGATCATCATCCTGCTGGTCGGGCTGTCGGTCAACTTTTTGGCTGACAAGTCATGACCCGGTGCGTTATACTGTAGCCTATGGCAAGGACTGGACGGCCCAAGGAATACACCCCGGAATATCACAACAAAATGGCGCTTATGCTTTACGCCAGAGGCTTTACTGACGATGAAGTTGCCGAAGTATTTTCGATCAACGTGGCAACTTTGCATCGATGGAAGCAAGACCATCCGGATTTTTGCGACCCCCTAAAAGTATCAAAGGAATTTGTTGATGATTTGGTGGAAAAGTCCCTCTTTGAACGGGCCACCGGGTACAAGCACCGGTCGGAAAAGATCTTCCAGTACGAGGGGCAGCCGGTAATCGTTCCGTACATTGAACGATACCCGCCTGACCCGGCATCCATGGCTATATGGCTGAAAAACCGCCGCCCCGACAAGTGGCGGGACAAGCCGGAAGCTCCCCAAGTATCTGCCAGCCTTGACCCCGACCTGATCCGTTACAAGATCCACTCCCGGGCCTTCGACATGCAGCAGCGGGTTCTCATGTCGAAGGCCAAGGACATCGGCCTCATGTGCGGACGCCGGGCTGGCAAGTCTGAGGTGAACAAGTTCATGGCCATCGGGGAGTCACAAGCCGGGGATGCCAAGAAGGTGCTCATCATTGGTCTGACCATCGGCAAGACGCAGCAGATCTACGAGCAGGACATTTTGAACCTGTCGGAAAAGCTCGGGCTGGCTGCCAAGAAAAATAGCGTACACGGCTGGATCGAGTTTGAAAACAAGAGCCTGATCCAGTTCGGTGGTACGTCCAGCAAAGTTGAAAAGGAAAAATACCGTGGACAGTTTTGGGACCTCATCATCATCGACGAAGCACAATCGCAACCTGGACTCGGCGCATTTCTGCAAGAGGTCATCAACCCCATGCTGGTTGATCGGAACGGCACACTTGTCATGTCCGGATCAGGTCCCCGCACTCGTGGAACATATTGGGAACGATTCTACCTCAACCCAAGCCCCAGCGGACTCAGGCTCAATTGGAACCTGAGCCACAACCCGTATATCCACGATTATCAGCATGCCCTTGACCTGGTGCGGGAGAAGTATGGGTACACGGAAACTGACCCACTCTACCAGCGGGAATACCTGGGGCTGCCAGTCTATGACGATGATGCCCTGGTGCTCCGCATGGCCGGGGAAAATTACTGGCAGCCTGCCGATATCGAGAACTGGATCGCTAACCAGTCGCCGGATGATATACGATTCGTGTCCGGCCTGGACTACGGGGTGCGGGACTCTGACGCTTTTGTCATAGTCATGTACTCAGAAAAGCGCAACGAAAAATTTGTGGTCTACGAACACAAGGCTAACGGGCAGGACATCAGCCAGCTCAAGGAGGCGATTGATGCGGGCATTAAGTACGTCAACGAGTCACCGTTATTTGCTCCAGTCTATCGCAAGGCTTTTGACATCTATGCCGACACCAGCGACACAAAGATCAGCATGGAGCTACGGAACCGCTACGGCCTCCCGATCCTGCCAGCCTATAAGCATGACAAGGCTCTGGCGATCCAAATGCTCCAAGATGAAGTCCGCCGCCGATTCCTTCGTATTCCTTCCGGCGGGGTGCTGGATGATGAATCGCTCAAAACAGTATTTCGACGGGTGGAAATTGACGGCCAGCCCTCGATATTGACCCGTGAGATTGATGATGACTTATACCATCCTGACATGATGGACGCCGTACTCTACGCCCTCCGGGGCTACTGGCTGACCCACCAGCCGGAACATCATGGGGAGTCGAGCAGGCCCATGCAGGACATGACGCCGGAACTTGATGCATTCATCCAGGCCAAGCCCAGGGGCCAGGGGCAGCAAAACTTTTGAAAAAAAATGCTCCAAAGTACTTGCGTATACCGTAATAATGGTATACTATTAGTACATAGGGCAAGCGAAAAGCAGCCCAACTTTACTGGAGGAAAACATGAAAACAATCAACGAACTGAAAGCTGTCTATCAGAATGCCCCCAAGATGTTGGCCGCCATCAACAGCGCCATTGCCGATGGCTACGGCGAATACGGCTACACGTATTACTACGGGACTGCTTATGCCACCCACCCGACAAGCAATGCTGCCAAGGCTCGCATGGTTAATCGTATCATAGCCGAATACGCCGGCCCTCGGGCTGGCAAATATCGCACCGAGGGCCATAGGGTGTTGTGCGTCATTGCCAAGTAAGTACCCCTCCCGGCTTCTGGCCGGGTTTTTTATTTCTCTACTGTATAGCGATTTTATCATATAGGGCTTGTCAAATATGGAATTGTGACTATATAGTAAAATCATGTTCGGCCTCACCCACGAAGAAAAGATCAGGCGGGAAATTAGGCGCAAGGCGTTCGCCCATGCCAAGGCAACAGCGGATGAAGCCTACGCAAAGGATGTGGCGTTCCGGGCGCTCCAGGCTTCCGATTTACATTATGCCATAATTCAGGATATGATTACCGCCGCCAAACTGGCCGGCTCCGTGACCATCAAGCTCCGGGACGGGGCAGAAATACGCATCGAATCCCGGTCGGATCGTGACCAGCTCAACGAGCAGGGGGGTGCGTGGTGACAATCGAGCAAGTCAAGTCGGACATCCAGTTCCTGTATGCCAAGCTGTCGGCCCGTGACCAGAAGTACGCCCGGAACCTGAATCGGTTCCTGAACAACGGGAACCGCCGGGAGTCTATCCGGCAGTCCTACGTCAACCCCTTGGCCTACTACGTGGCCTCTACGGACGTTGATACTGGCATTCTGCCTGCCATCAACGTGGGCCGCTCGATTGCCCTGACCCTCCAGAGCAAGCTGATCCAGACCAAAGGCCGGATATTTTTTGACTCGATCAATGGCACGTGGGAAACCCTCAAGCTGGTGCGAAACGCCCAGACGTACTTTGACCAGTTCCTCGACCTTGACCAGACCGCTGCCAAGGTTCGCAAATCGGTGTTGGATGCCTTGGTTTTCGACGTTGGCGTGATTCTGGTGGACGGTGAGAAGAAATGCACTGAGCGGATCAAGCCGTGGGAGTTTTTCATTGACCCGGCGGAGGTGAGTTACGGCCAAATTACTCGGGCCATGATCCAACAGGATCAGTACCCGGTTTCGGCCATTGCCAACCCGACAGACCGACTCAAGCGGGAGCTGGAAGAAAACCCGTCCGCAAAATGCACCTTCTACCGCTACTTTGACTTGACCGCCCGGAAACAGTACCAACTTGCCGATACCGAATTGATCCGGGAGGTGGAGCTGTCAAGCTCCCGGCTGCCGTTCGCATGGTTTTATTATCAGGAACCGTTCAAGGGCTGGTATAGCACCAGCGTTATAGATAATGTTTACCCGAATCAGCGCCAGATTGATGATATTCTGGTGCGCATCCATGAAGCTTTGACCCTCAGCCCGGCCAACACGATTTATGTACCCGAAGGCAATTATTCGAGCATTGCCAAGATGATAAGCAATAAGGTCGGCAACATCGTTCCCTATGCTGCTGGCCTTGGCGGGGTGGTAGTCTCTACGCCTCCGCCCATTGACCAGAGCTATAACAGCTTCCTTGAGTTTTTCATCCGCCAGAGCTATGAGCAGGAAGGCGTGTCCATGCTGTCGGCCCAGAGCAAGAAACCCTCGGGCATCAATTCCGGCGTGGCGCTGGACACCCTGCAGGATGTAGAATCGGAACGGTTCCAGGCTGCCGTGGACCAGCTCATTGAGTTCCAGCGGAACATCTATGACATCATGATTGACGTATACCCAGAGAAGGACGACATTCTGCCAAAGGCCAGGGGACGGGCGAATGTCAAATGGGGTGAGATCAAACGGAACCGGGAGAAGTTCTCCCTCCAGTCATCCCTGGCCTCGGTACTGTCAAAAGACCCGAAGGTAAAGATGGAACAGATCGAGAAGCTCCAGGCTCAGGGCGTTATCCCGGCATACATGGTGCCGACCCTGCTCCAAATCCCTGACATTGATCGGGCTTATGCTGCTGCCAACGCCAGCTTTGACAGCTGCCAGAAGATTATTGAACGGGCCTTGGATCAGGAACGGTTTGATTTCTATGACATAATCGATCTGAACCAGCTGCTGACCATATCGGCCAACACCCTCATGCAGCTGGACAGCGTGGACGAAGACCCTGCCATACTTGACCGGCTGGTGAAATTGATCGGCGTCATCGTCCAGCGGCAGCAGACGCAGGACGGGATCAACAACCCGATGCAGCCGCCTCCGCCGCCTCCGGCACTGGACGGGGCAACCC